GACTCATGAGTGTTTTGTTTTTTACAATTTCACGATTTGGTATGTCCAAATTCATCATCATCCTTGCATCTTCAAAATCTCCACAATCGCAAATTTTTTTCCCAGTTCTTCTTTCCCTTACAGTATAATACTCTTCACTATTATATTTCAAAACTTAAATCCTTCAAATGATTTTTTAGGTTTCTTTTCTTCATAATCATACTCTTCTTCTTGTTTATTGTCAAGTATGTCTTTCTGTGCTGACTGCTCACAATCATAAAGACGCATCTTGGCACGATCAATACCAATCACAAATCTCTTATGAATGGTTGGATCATTGTAACGATTCTTCAATTGCTTCACTAGAATCTGTCCCAAACCCTCAAGGTCTTCTGTGCTAATAAGGGCAAACATAAGATCAGCAGTAGCAGGAAGACCAAAGGACTCGCTAGTATCAGTAAGTTCAACATCAGAAGAACCATAACCTGAGCGAGTGGTCTGAGTAGCGGAGACAATTGGGACATTAAACTCGACGGCGAGCCCCCTAAGTTCCTCAGCAATTGCCTTGACAAATGTATAAGAATTGATATTGCTGTTTCCGCGATACCGACTGGAAGAACAAATATTAAGGTAATCAATGAAAATAATATCAGGTCTAAATGACTTCTTAAGTGAAAGTTCATTAAGAAGTGCTTTAAAATGTCCAGCATGAGCTGATGCCGTTGGGTATTCTTTAATTATAAGTGTTCCTTGTGTTTTCTTTGCAAGGTTATTTACCTTGGTTTCAAAGGTTGATTTTGGCAACTCACAAATATCTTGAATCGGAACATTCAGGAGGTTTGCATCAATTCTTTCAGCAATGCGTTCTTCTGCCATCTCCAACGTAATGTACAAAACGTTCCGTCCCTGGAGCAAGACGGAGCTAGCCACATGGCACATGAATAGAGATTTCCCGACGCCCGTACCAGCAAGAGCGATGTTAAGAGTTTTGTTAGGGAGACCACCTTTCGTGATTTTATTAAAGTATTCAAGATCGAATTCAATTTTATCCTCCTTTTTGTGATAAGATTCATATCGTTGTTTATAATCCTCTAAGTAATCATGTCCAATGTGAGTATCAAAACTCACTGCCAAAGCATCTGAAAGAATTGTTGGAATTGAATCTCTATTTTTCTTTTCATCATTACCATCAGCAATGTGAATTGACTCCATAAGTGCCAAATAAATGGCACGATCACGACACCACTTTTCGGTGGTGTTGATCAACCAATTCAATTCAACAGTTACATCTTCAAGATGATCAATCAAATGAACAATTTCTTTAAAAGATGTATCATTAATATCTTTCCTATTTTCAATTTCAATACAAAGAACTTCTTTAGTTGGAAGTTGATTATATTTTTGAATAAATGTTAAGATTTCTTGAAATACAATTTTTTGAGTTATGTCTTCAAAATATTCATCTTTGATGAAAGGAATAACCTTTCTCATGTATTGCTCATTATGTAACAGGTTTCTAAGAATTAGAAACTCAACTTTCTCCATAACTAAATTCCTTACGTGCGATTTCGTCCAACTTTTGCATCACTTCTTCAGTGAAGTATTCTTCAGGATTTGCAAGAATTTGCTTTGCATAAATTTTCTTACCATCCATCTCATAACGACCCGCGACATTCTTCCAGAGTCCGCCGAGTTCCCCGAGTTCCAGAAGACCATAATAGCGATCAAGACCCCGCTCATCATAAAATAAACGGATTTCAACATCCTTATTCTCCTTACTCAAACGCGATTTAGCAGTCTTAGCTTTGATAATGTTGCCAACCACTTCCGTTCCATCCTTCTCTTTCTTTTTGCTGAGATAGATGATCGTACTTGCTGCGTACTTGAGTCCAGAACCTCCTCCCATTTCTTTAGTTGGAACGTAAGCTCCGATGACATCGTATGTATGATTTGTGACAATGAGGGGAACATTTGCTTGTCCTAATTTAAGTGTGAGCATTCGGAATGCACCTTTAACAAGTTGCGATTTAGTCATATCACGAACTTGCTTATCGTTCAGTGCATCAGTAATTTCTTTCTCGGTAGAAAGCATACCCAAAGAGTCTAACACAAACATACAAGGTTTGCGTTCTCCTTCAGGTTTTTTTAAGTATAGATCTACTGCTTTAAGTGCCTTACTGCGAAACTCTTCTATGGTGACAACATTAACCACGACAAGACGTGATGTGTCGATGCCGCGTGACTCCACGAGGGACTTTGTAATGGCAGCTTCAGTATCAAAGTAAAGACAATATCCATCTGGGTGAGTATCAAGAAAATTTTTAACCACCGCAAGAGAAAAGAAAGTTTTTCCGGTTGATGATTCACCTGCAATTGCAGTGATTTTATTGCCAGATACACCACCGAAGACACTCCCACTAACAAGAGCATTAAAAATGTATGAACCCGTATCCACATATGTTTCGGTCTCATCAATATCTGAAGCCAGTTTGGTGTAGTCATCACCAATTTCTTTTACAATATCTTTAAGAAAATCCATGTTATCAACCAATATCAATTTTCCAATTTTTTACATCAGTATCCCCTTGCCGTGTAATAGTCAAGGACGTATCATCATCAAAAGCATCAAGAACACCGACACTGTTATTTTCATAGAGTGATTTCTCAACATAGTACCAACTATCATCACTTCTTTGAATTGAAAACCAAGGACACCCAACTGTAGGATTGATAAAACAAAGAAGAAGTGCCTTTCCAATAGCATCGCCATGAGAAGTAACTCTTTGAATACGAACATAAACATCCATATCATTTACCCAACCACTGATACCATCAACAATATCAGAAACTAAATCCATACTGATACCACCAACAGTTGTGCTTCCAGACATTTCTGGAAATGGACTCATGAGATTTGTATTTTTATCGATATATACAGTTGTTTTGCTTTCTGGACTTGGTGTTGCCATCTTGATTTGATAGAAGACATCATCTCCCCATCCCTCACTATTCCTAACCATGACATCAGTATCTTTACGAAACCAAGCAGTCAATCTATTAAAAATTCTAATAAATTTTTTCATAATTTACCTCTATAATTGTTATATAAAAAATGATTCAAGAGATGTAGTTTTTTCCACATTCCATCCAATACAATCTAAAATTGTTTTCAATGGTTCTAAAAATGCTTTCTCAAATTGTAACTCATAATCGACATATTTGTCAAGACCAAGTTCTCTTGGGAAATCTTGAATAAAAGACATGATGTTTTCTTGAATGATATTTGGTTTTTTCAAGTATATGAACTTGATCTTTTCTCCATTGTTAATAAGAGAGTATTTGTTTGTAAGATTATTCTTTTTAATATAATGATTGAACAATAATGCACCACGTACATGAACTGGCGTTCCTTTGGAATAAATTGTGGCTGGAGAGAAATACTTATTTACATTAGATGCTGACCTTGGGAAAGCGACAGATTCTGGAGGAAGTGTTCTAAATTCACGACGACATTTATCAATGTAATTAATCACATCGTCTTCAGTTCCGTGCATCATAATATTGAAAGATTCTTTCAGCATCTTGCGGCAGGGAGCAGGAGTTGAAGATTTAATTGCTTCAATACCTTTGATCTTGAGTTTGGGTTCTTCGTAACGAACACCTTCACTATCCCAGACACTGAGAATGTATCGCTTCTTCGCAGTCCAAATTCCACGTTCAGCAATACACTCACGCTTCATGAACATCTTCTGATCATAAGCATTCACATACTCAGCCAGTTTTTGGTAAGAACTTTCAATATACTTCTCAAGTTCCACCTGACAGATCTTATCAAGGAACGAAACAATGCTTTGAGTAGTTTTCTCTCTTCCCTTGAATATAGTTTCAACCAGAGGGCCCATATTAACGTAAAGAGAATCAGTATCTGAAGCGATAACATAATCAACATCCTCAGTCTTAAGAATTTTATTGAGATATGAATTCATATGATTCATAATCCACTGAATTGACACTTGTCCAGACAGAGTAATTGCTTCAGCGTTTGCCAATTTATAATAACGGAAATATTGATTGCCGATAGCACCATAGGCAGAGTTGAGTTGAATCTTACGTGCCATCTGAATGTTATTGCAGCGGGCAATCTCTTTTTCCAACTCCTTTGTTTTTTTCTTTTCATACTCTTGCTCTGCAGCAAGCATTTTCTTTTTGAAGATTACACGTTCATTGTAAATCTTCTCCATGAGTTCAGGAAGAAATCCACGAACGTCTTTGCGATACATTGCACCGTTAGCACAAACAGCATAATCTTTGTGCAACTCAAAATTAATTTCTTCGTTCAGAATCCTTTCAACATTTGCAGTGGGATGTCTTTCTTCCAGAAGGGTTTCTGGGGAGATGTTGTACTGCATAATAAGATGGGGATAGAGGCTATTAAGGTCAAAACTAACCACCCAATCATAAATCCCAGGAATCGGTTCTTTAACATATGCCCCAGCATATTTTTCATCCTTAGATGATTTATTCTTTGGAGGTATAACAATGTTGCGTTTCTTAAGATAATTGTAAATGATGCTGTCCCACATTCTCACTTGGTAGAATACATCTACAAAGTTTGCCTTGGCATCATAGGCCATAGTGATTGCAAGTTCAATGAGTTTCATCTTGTCTTCCAATTGATCGACAAGTTCTACGTCAATAATATTGTATTCTACAAACTTCTGCCAACCATTTGTATAGAAATCCTTGAACGTATCAAACTCAGAGTGATCAAGTTTTTTTCGACCAAGCTCTACTTCTGCGATATGGTCAAGACGATAAGATTCTTGTGCCTTATAAGTAAACTTCTTATATAAGTTAATGTAATCAAGTTGACTAATACCACCAACATCATAAGAGATCTGATTTCTACCGTTTACAAAAACTTTGTTTTCAGTTACAAGGCCCCAAGGAGAAAAACGTTTCATAAGTTTTTCTCCAAGAATTCGATTCAATCGACGACAAATATAAGGAACGTCATATAGTTCAACGTTCCATCCAGTGATTACATCTGGAGCATTGTCCATCCACC